ACTTGCCAAGCGCGTAAGCACTTGCCTCAGCAAACTCATCAAACAACCGGCGCATCGTCGATGCCAGCAGCTGCTCGTTGAAGGTGATGGGCACGCCTTTGTGGTTGTTGATCACAATTGGAATGTCAGTCGTTGCTGCCACTGCATCCGTCCACCCGGTTGCAGTTGAATAAGTCTGCACCGTTGGGATCGTGATGATCCGAGTCATGATGGTCTGATTGTATGTCGCTGGCAGGTCACTGAAGTCAGCATTGAATGCCGTCAATGGCGGGAAGATGAACTTCAGCAGTTCCAGTGTGCGCTGAGTGACCAGTGTCCCGGCGATTGTGCCGAGGTTGGCATCAGTGACGTCTGCTGCTTTGATTGCATCCTCAGCCACGCTCAGCTTTGCTCCAATCAGCCGGTTACGGTTGTCCCGGTTGGAGGCTGAGTCCTTGAATGCACTGGCGTAAATCGCAGCAAACTCATCTGCACACCTTGCTTTGTCTGCATTCGCGCTGCATCGCGCACTGTCACTCAGGACACGCGCCATTTTCCCATAGATGCTGAACGGGTCCTCACCCGTGATCGAAATGCCGCTGCCACCATGGATTGCGCCATTGCCAGTGTGAGTGATCCGCTCCCGCAGGTATTTCCCATTGCGTGGGATGGCTTCGATCATCGGCTTGAATGTGCCGGGATCAGCTGCCAATTGCACCCGCCACTTTTCCTGCATGATTAAATCTTTGGCCGCGATGCGTCCATCCAGCACTGCAGCCTTCACAATCGCATCGGCATCACCACGGTTGCGCTTTGTGATCTGGTCCTGCAGCACCGCGCTTTTGGCTTTCAATTCGGCGGTCTCAATCTCCAGTGCAGCAGCTTTGGTTTCAGCCTCAGCTGCACTGAGCTTGAACTTTGCCGGTTCATCCTCACCATTTGCCGCCACGACGGCGGTCAGTTGTTCAACCTTCGTTTCCAACTCCTGATGTTTCGCCCGGAGTGCAGCGATTTCTTCTGATGTCATTTCTTCTCCTTCATTTGTTTTACTGCTTCCGGATTCATTACCGGCATTCTTCGCCCACAAGGGCAAAGCACTAAAAGCTGGATCATTGACTAGACCGCCCATGTTCGGGCTCGCATTGGTGCAGCACACAACGCGAGCAGGGTCTTTGCGCTTGTCGTCCACGTGGAACACAGGACTGAAAGCGCGGAAATCTTTCCCTTCTATTGCAGTGCGCCCACTGGCTGACCACTCACCTTTGGCAACCACACCTTCACTGGCTCGCCAATGAAATGATTGCGGCCAGAAACTGGCACGACCATCCTCATGGTTAAAGTCAAAGTAAACGCGCTTATCAGTGCGCGCCTCGATTTCTCCTCGCTGTTCTTCAATCGCAGTGGCAGTGCGCGAATCAACCAGCACCTTGATCGGTTTGCCGATCCCACCACTGACCGGGGTTATCGCGTGAATCCCGGCCGGTAGAAACACAATCTCGTTGCGTGTGATGCGATTGAGTTGGACCGCCGCCCGGCACTCGATAGCTGCTCCATTGCCTTCGCCGCTGCCAGCTTTTGACTCGCCGCCATTGCCCTCGCCATCTTCACCACTGAGTTCGATTCCGAATTTCTTGCATGCTGCCCTGATCTTCGCTTTGACTTTGCCAAGGTCGTCACTGGAATATGCGCTCGCATTGCTCGCTTTGTTTATGTAGGACCACGCGGCTCGAGCATGCTCCTCTGTGTCAACCGGGTAACGTTTCTTTTTGTCGCTTTGGTAGCCGGGATCGGCATATTCCACGTCGCCGTAGGGCTTTTTCCCATCCCCGTTTTCTTCAGCCATAAATCCTCCTCACGCGACGGAGCCGGGATGATGACCGTTCTGAAAATGCCAGTATTGATAATCGGTCAGCACCATTGTGACTGTGCTCGACATCTGGCGGGTTGATGTTGCGCCGCCCGATGCCGGGCATTGATTGCTCTGCGTCGACACGCTGGCCGCTGCCTCACTCGACAAGGGTGCGCCGTCCGGTGGCGATGGTGTCAGCGTATCCGTCTCCGATTGACTTGTCGAATGGGTCGCCGCTCGGTGCGCTGAATGTTTTGTGTGTGTCGTCATATTCCCGGCGTCCCTTCTTCGCTCGCGTTTGTGCTTGGGCTGGTGCTCTTGCCAATCTGTGAGCCGTCACTTTCGCGTGCGATGCCAAGATTCCAGTCGGTGTGCTCGCCGTGATGGTCGAACACGTCTTGATTGTCGCCGTCGTCAGGCGGGTAGATCGGCGCGGCACTGCCCGCTGCTGCTTGCTTTTCGATCTCAACGTTGCGCTCGCCGCCCGGCTCTTCTTGGTAGCCGCTCTCATCATTGTCATTGTTCATAGCTCAAATTCCGGCTGTGCCGCCTCCATTGTTTTTGCCTTTGTCTTTTTCCGGCGTGCCTTGCTCGCTTTTGCCGATTTCGCCTTCATCTGCTTCTTCAGCGGGCATGTCTTTTTCATCGAGTTCCTCTCCTTTTGGCATATCTGGTTTTGGACCATTCATCATTGGCCCGTTCATCATTTGTCTGTGTCCGTTCATGGTGGTGGTGCTTGTATTCTGTCGACTCCAAACAACGCATCCACTGTCACTCCCGTCGTCGCAGTGGCTGACGGGGGCTGGGTGAACACGATGTGCATAAACTCTGCGTCTTTAATCTCAACAGTTGCACCAATTCCCGGTGGACCGGGTGGTTTGCCAATCTCAATGTCCATGAACCCGTTTGGAATTCGATCAGGCTGGATTGGTGCAGGTGCTATTAGTCCCCGCATGGGAATAATGATTTCAGTTGCCACACCATCCCCGATGATGTTGAACGTATATGTGCCAACAACACTAATCATGCGGTTACTCCTTCATCTGGTGCGCAGGTTGCTGATCCTCTTTGGATTTTGGGCTTACGAGTTCTACGGACAACCGCTTTAGCTCACGACCGAACAATTCATCATCGCTGATCTTGGTCAGCTTCTCCAACCTAGTCGTGATCTTCTTCTGCTCCTCAGCGCGGTTCTGCTGCTGCTCACTTACCGGCTGACCTTGCGCGGCTTTATCCTCCAACGATTGCTCTTTTTCCGCAGTCTCAGGTGATGGTATCGGCATCCCAGCCTTTGCACCCGGCAACGGTGTTTGCACCGGCGGTGTCAGCACCTCTTCATCGCCTTCCGGCTCAGGGATTGAATACTTTTTGCGCATGTGGCTCAGTGGAATTGGCACACCGATGTTGACCAAAATCTGGTCGCGCTGCGCATCCTGATATGTCCCCTCGTTCTCCTGCAGAAAGCGGCAGATCGGTGCTTCCTCTTCATCGCCGTAGTTGAGCCGCAGAATACTTGGAATCAATTGCTCATTGAAAATGTCAGCCACAAAATCGCTCGCTGCTTGCAGACGGTCCTGTTTCAATTGCGCTTCAACAGTGCCGAATGCCTGACCACCGCGACCACTGGTCAGCATGGTGTGACCGCTCATCGTTTGCCCAAGGATCAGTGAGCGCACATAGCGATCAGCGCGGTCTAACAAATGTTCCTGCGGTGATTCCCCAGCAGCACGAGTCGGGTCTTTCAGTTCAAGCGTGGTCCCCACCGGGAATGCGCCCCAGCCAGCACTGCCCATATTCGCCAGCATGTCGCAGATTGCATTCACAGTTTCATCCGGCGCACTGGCTGGATAACTCGCCCAGCGGAATGGCAACCCGAACACCTGCGCAAGATTGAGCAACCAATCCGAACTGAAATTAACGGCACACCACCACCATGCCAATGCTCGCAACATTGGCCCACCCAGCGGTGTGCCGCTCTTCACCTTGTGAATCCCGATCAGAAATTTGTCAGGCGGGAATGGCTCTAGCTGCATCTGCGACGGCGCAGAATACATGCTGACACTAGTGTCGAATGTTGGCTGGGCCGTGTTGTAACCGAGAATGCCTTGCTGATTGAAGCCGTAAGTCTGCGGTTGCACCCATGCCGTAGCGCGTGGTCCTGTCACTGTTCCAACCTTGCCAACTTCACCCGTCTGCCACATTACCTCGCACACCACTACACCACGAAACCAGCCGTCCATCAGATCACGGACAGTGCCCTCCAGCCCGTTCTCATCCTGCTCAACCATCGGGTCCATGTTGCGCAGGACTGCACTGACCAATTTCGTTCGCTCAATCGCATTGGCCGTTGGCTGCTCGTCTTCCTCGGTGTAGGGATCGAAAATTATTTCACGCCGGGTGACACCGTAAGTTAGCTCTTGAATTGCTGCTGCGAGTTCTGGCCAAGTGTCGATCATCAACTCGAAAAGCTGATATTGCTGAATGTGATTCCCGGCCAAGGCACCGCGCAAAATCATTTCCAGATATTGCGGAGTAACCGCACCAATCATCGGCAATATCCAGTTGAACTGGACAGCGCGTGTGGTCCTTCGTTGGAGGAAACTGGAAGTCGGCACCCGCATGGTGGACCGCGGGTCAACCATGTTGCTGCCGTTGGTCCTGACCTTGGTCGTGGCTCTTGCGCGCCGCTTCACTTTGCCATGCACAGGTTTTTTTGGCCGCAGCATGAAACGGTCTCTCATACCGTGACGAATGGGATGGGCTTCACCGCTTCAAGCCGTCGCGGTCTGTATGCACCCATGCGTGTTGAAGCCTGTGGCTTGCCAATAAAAACTTTGTTAATGTCAGTGATTGCACCTGTGGGCGCGCTCAACAGTGTCATGCCGCCTGACAAAGCATCGACCTGATCGTCATGCATGCCTTCTGGAAATGCGCACAGTTCATCAATGAAATGCTGATTCCAAGGTGCGCGAACCACAGCGAATTTCTGTTGCTCGCTGCGCGCTACCACTGGCAACGCGCGGGTGAGCTTGTCGCGTGTCACTTGGATTGGCTCGAAAGTGAAGCGCATCAGCATCGGATCACGCATCAGGTCTTGCACTGCGCCAATCTGTGCGCCCACAGCTTCGATGCCTTGGCGCGTCAGTGGACCATCCAGATGCGCAGTGTTGGCAATGCAGCGGATGGCATCCGGCCACTCCATGTGACCAACAATCACATCAGCCACAACGATTGTCCCGTCAGCCATCATGCCCATCTTCACGCCACTGGTGTAGTCGCTGGTTGTTTTCTCCGTGAATGCTAAATCCCAGCTGCGAATCCATGTCACACCAGCTGGCACGGCTTCAAGCACTCTGATGTTTTGACGTTTGAACAATGCACCAGCTAACTGCACGAACTCGGCATCAATCTCCTGACGCGCAACCAGCGCGGGCAAACTCACACGTAGCTCATCAATTTCATGCGGGTCAATGTTCGGATTGGCATTGGTCGGGAATTGGAAGCAAGACCAGTCGTCATCGTGAAAGCCGCGTTGAAACAGCTGGTTGAAATAGTTGAAGCCGTAAGGTGTGCTGATGAACCAAGCATCACCAGAGTGGTCCATCAGTGATGGACGAACACATTGTTCCCACATTTCCTCGAGCCCATCAATGTGCGCGGCCTCATCGAACACCACAAAGTCGATGCCTTCACCGCGCAGACTGTCCGGTTCTTCAGCAGTGCGGAATTGCAACCAACCGCCGCCAATGCGCGCAAAATCAAACTGCCGTTTCTGCAAATGAATGTCGAGCCGTGGAATCTGTGCAGCGAGATTCGATGCCAATCTCCAGCCGCTTTGATAACTGTCGCTCGCGTAAGATGGTGCAATCCAACGACAGAACTTGCCGCGTGATGCAGCACGGAATGCTGCGCTGATGCCCAACACTCCTTTGCCGAAACGTCTGCCAGCAGCGACAACTTTGTAGCGTGAATGACGATCCGCTATTTCAGTCTGTGCCGCGTGAAAGTCTGGTAGAAAGCCGTTGATGGTCCTCGTCACGCTTTTCTTTTTCATGCCCGTAGTGCAGGATCAGGGTCGTTTTGTTTTCAAATCCAATTGCATCGAGCTTGTCTGGAACTTTCCCAAAAGCATATTCGATGAAGGCGCGTTGTAACTGTGCTTCTTTGCTCTTAGCCCACGAACGCAGCATGGCTTCAGCGACTGTGATTGGATTGCCATTCTTATCTGCAATCTGAATCGCAGCAATCCCACGCGCCAGCACACGGAACTCCTCAAAGTTTTTTGGATGCCCGGTGCGATTGATGCGCGGGTCGCCTTTGACGAATGGAATTAGATTCTTGCGGCTGTTGGGATTTGAGCCACGACGGTCAACGACTTTGGGAAGTTTCTCTGCACTCTGAGAAATTGCATCGGACGGTGAGTCAGTGTCCTGCATTTGCGTTTGATTTGCCTTGTCGCACGAGCATTTAGAGGTGTCAAATGCATTTTGGCTGAGCAACCCAAGACGTTGTGGATGATTGATCGAGCTGGTTGACAATCTTCATGCCATAATCATCCGTGGAATTGTCGAGCTCAACATCGGGTTGGAGGATCAGCTTGTTTTTTTTGA